ACAGAGGACCGATATAGAAACTACAGTATTAGACTTGTGAAAGGAACAGGTGCTGGACAAGATAGAAGAATTGTTGGAAATAGGTCAAACTATTTTGAAGTTGATTCTAAATGGACAATTACTCCTGATGCAACAACTGAATATGAAATTTATCCAGATGACAATCTTTTATATTTTGTTGGAAATGCTGCGGCAGCAACATTTGCTTACCATATGGAAGCAGATATGTGGATTACCGGACCTTATTTTGATTATGGTATAGTAGGAAACATTATAGTTAAAAAAGATGGAGATATAGGATATGGTATTTCAACTGGTAGTGCTGTAAGAGCAACAGGAGGTGTAACAAGTATTGCTGTAAGCGTTGCTGGATCAGGATATACAGTAGGTGATGTACTCACTATTTCTACAGGTACTAATGCTCAATGTTATGTTACCGCTACAGACACAGCAGGCGGTGTAACAGCGGTAGAATTAAGACGTTGTGGATCTACTTATACTACTGGTGTAAAAGCTACTACAGGTGGTACAGGAACCGCCTGTACAATAAATGTACTTACTATAGGTACAGTAGCAACAGTTACAACTACAATAAATAACATGCTTAAAACAGGGGATGTAATAACCATTTCTGGTGCTACAGAAGCTGCTTGGAATACTACTTATACCATTTTAGGTGTTTGGGGGATTAATACTTTTGATATTGTTATAACCGCAACAGCAAATATTATAGCAACAAATACTGTAACTAACGCCCTTTTAGTAGATGCAAATGAAGTATGGGATGTTAATGAACATGTAGGTAAGTTTTTATTATTGGTTGGTTCATCAATTAACCCTACAACACAAGTTAGAAGAATTACATCCAATACAGCTAATACAATTACTATTCCAGTAGCTACTACTGTAACAATGACATCGGCTACAACAAGATATATTATCCTTAATCCTGCTAGTTACGGAAGAGCTACTAAATTTCAACCTAAAGATCAGTATCCTTTTGGATATGCAACAGGAGGATCTACTACAACAATTGTAGATACTACTAAAAATTGGGTTCGCGGTACTTGGGTAGGTCATGTGGTTCGGGTAAATGCTGGTACAGGATTAGGAGCAGAACTTACTATTACTGCAAATAATGCAACAACTCTTGTATTTGCAGCTACTACTTTTACTCCTGATACAACTACACGCTATGAAATTATGGATAGTTATGGTACAGCAACTTCAGGTGCCACATCTTCTATAACAGACACAACTAAAAACTGGATTACTAACCAATGGGCAGGTAAACGTGTAAGGATTACAGGTGGTACAAACCAAGGATTAGAGTTGGCTATTACAACCAATACAGCTAATACAATAAACTTTGCAGCTCAAACTACTGCAATGGATAATACCAGTAACTACGTCATAATGGATCCTCCAGCAAGAGGTGCGGGCTGCGGCCTTTTATGGACATATGGTAATGATAATGATAATTATTTGTGGACTAGTACGGGAGGTAACACAACTCTATGGCAAAGAATGAATTTAAACAACCAAACATATGATTTTGGTTTTATGATTACAGGTTTCTTGGGTGATGCATTGACTACAGGTTCAACTTATGCCTATGATGGAAAAGATACTGTATATGTACAAAACAGTAACACAGGTTCTTTGTATCAACTAGATATTAAAAAACGTGTGGCAGATCTAGCCTCAAGAATCCCTGGTGCAATGAGTACAGGTTACATTGGTAACAGAATGGTTATTGTTACTACAGCAGATGGATTAAAATTCTTATACATAGCTCAGAGTAATGGTACTTTCTTTTGGAGAACATTGTTATTCTGGTAAATGGGCTTGCTTGAGTAAATAATTTTTTGTATATTATAGTTAGCTGTGTATCCACAGTAAAAAAAATTTAGAAATATGGGAACTAGTATAACATTACCTGGCGGTAAAGCTTTTGATGGAACTGATTACAACTATGTTTATGGTGATAAAGATCCAGTAGCAAATGGTGTAGAACTTCAAGCGGCTTTAACTAAAGCCGGTCAGGATGCTTATACAAATGGAAGAAGACAAACTGTTATGGTTGGTCCAGGTACATATTCTCCAGGTGAGTTAGGATCTAATTTTGTATTTGATCCTAATCGTGTTTCATTGTTAAGTTTAACTGGAGAAACTGATGTTAAAATAAGTAACAATGGTTATGGTAGAGTGCTTGCTAATAATTCAAATGGATCTGGAAATATATTGGATTTAACACCTGGCTTAAATACTCAAATTTATAATGCTGCACAAGAAATACATGCAGGTGGAAGTATATCACTTTGTTTAAATAAAAGATGTAAATCTGATTACATTACACTTTCAGACAATTCGGTTATATTATACAATGAATCATATAGCAACCAGTGCTTTGTTAAAGTTACAGACACTAGTTATACAATTGGACCAAATTTATTAAATTCTTTTCCTGGTTTTCAGATTGACCGATATTGGGTTATTACAGTTCCTGCTACAGGTTTAAGAGAAATATATATTGTTGGATACTGGAATACAATTAACCAACGTGTATTTTTTAAAATAAATACAGAAACCCTTGAGTATGATCCTTCTTTTTCGCCTGTATTTTGTGATGGAGGAATAGAGGATATTGCAATTTGTAATAATGGAACTATAATAGTTGTTGGCGGATTCAATGTTTTAAATTCATATCCTGCAGTAAATATTGGAAAAATAATGCCTGATGGGTTTCTTGATACAGGATGGAATACAGGTTCAGGTTTTGATAGTTATTTAACTACTGTAATTTATGATGACTCTACAAGTACTATATATTGTGGAGGTACGTTTACTACTTATAATGGAAACTCCTCTCCATATTTTGCAATAATAGAAGAGAGTTCAGCAAACTGGCAGGATTCTGCAGAATATCCAAACTCCGCGGTTTATGCATTAAAAAAGTTTGTAGGAGATACACGCATTTACGCATTTGGTCCATTTTCACAATGGGGTGCTACTTCAATTACAGGAAACAATGCTGTACTTGCTCAAACCGGTTTAGCAATAAGTGTTTTATGGAATGAGTCTCCAAATTCATTTTATGAAGAAACAGCAATAAGCGCAACCATAGATTCTCCTACAGATAAAGTTTTAAGATTTGTTAATAATAACAATGCTACCACTATAAATGGCACGTCTGTTGCTGTAAGAAGCCTTATAGAATATAATATTTCAGCAGGACAGGTAACAAGTTATAGTACAAAACCTGTTGCTACAAACCCATATAGCACAGCATACGAAGCATTATATAGTACTAATAATCCTTATAAATTTATAGGTTGGGGTTACTTTGGATTTTCTGGAATAAAAGTTTTACTAGCAAAAAATCTAAATAATGTAGAATATCAATCTAATGATTATACTTTACAAGGAGTTGATATAGATGGCACACTTGTTATAAGTTCTACTTTTGGATCACGCTTTAAAATAAATAAATCAAAAATATATGGGATAACTGATTCTGCTAGTTATGCTAATGTATTTCAGAATATAAACTTTCAACTTATTGTAGATAATTCTACTATTAATGTAATTACATTGGCAACAAGAATGTTATTTAATAATTCTAATGTTACTAGTGAAATAAAAGTTTCAGATGCGCAAAAAGCAATTGGTTTTCAAGCTTTTATTGGATTAACAATTATCAATAACTCATATGTTGTAAATGCATATAATGATGGAGCACCTTTATATGTTCAATATCTTCAAATAAGTAATTCACAACTTAATCAATCTTTTAATGATGGCTATAAGGGAGCATCATCTAATAATTATTTAGATTTACAACAATGCATTGTACAAAAAAGTTACATTTCTGAAAGTTTTAAACGTTCTAAACCTCCAAGACTATTTGCTGAAAATTCTAAATTTGAAGGTTCATTTACAATGGATTATATTCCAATGGATGTAGATTTACAAGTAGTTTTAAAGTCAAGAGTTGAGATATATGCAGAATTAAAAAATATAACGGGTTATAATTATTTTTATTATGATTTTACTGCATTAAGAGATGAAGATTTAACAAACCAGTTTTTTGGAAATTTAGTTATAAAAGCTACAGATTGTGTTTCTTTAACAGGATACTCATTATCATTTCAAAATATTCCAGCTAACACAATTTCAAATACATATTTTAATAATTGTCATGTTTACACATCGCCATATGACTTTTTAACATATGCATTATCTATTAGTATAATGCCTGATTTATACAACGGACCCTATGCCTTACAAAATGCAATTTCTAATGTTAGTTTTACTAATTGTAGTGTAGGAAATTCACTTTATGCTTTTGTATTAGGTGTTATAGTTAAAACAGCAGGTGTACCTGTAGGCGTAAGTGATGTATTAATAAAAAACTCCATTCATAAATCATCAAATAATCAAGGTTCTTCTTTTAATGTTGTTATTCAAAAAGATTTTCCAGATCTTATTCCTTTATTAATATTAAATAACATAAATATTCAAGATTCTCAAATAATTGCAAATAGCGGAAATGGAGGATTTTTATCAAATTTTGATGGCATACAAGATTTATTTCTTGCCAATATAAGTTTTGTAAATTCCCATGTTAGAACTTACACAACTTCATCAAATTATGCATTTTTAAGTTATCTTGTTGCAACTAACATTATAACACAAGGTGAAATTATTTTTAAAGATTGTTCAGTAATAACTGGTGGTTATCAAGACAATGTGCCTTTACCAACAGCAAATGGATTTTTATCAAATGCATATTCAGGAACATTTGTTGCAGAAAATGGTAACAATTTAATATTTATAAACTGCATATGTGATCAAGGATTTTTAGATATTACTTATTCAGGACGTGCAGGATCAGTATCTATTTTTGCTAAAGACTGCACTGCTAATTATGGGCAATCTTTTGGTAAGTCTATCACTAGTCTTGCGGGTAAAATTATAAATTGTGAAGGTGGAATTGGTTCTTTTGGTGAAGCTTATTTTAATGGTGCTGATTACATAGCAAATCATCAATACTGCTTATTTATGAGATGTTCAGGAAGTTTATCTTTTGGTTTAGATGTTGCGGGATCTAATCAAATTTATAATGGCGGAAAGCTGTATCATTATACTACAATTTCTGGAGCAAATCCGTTTGGTGTTAATTGGACAGATGCTGCATTTAATATATAACAATTAAATAAAAATAAAATGAAAAGTTTTGAATTGATTAAAGAAAATGAAAGTTGGAAAGAAGTAGTTCCTTACCAATTTACTAATGAGCAACTTGCTTTTTTAAATAATCCTACAACAGAGGAAAATAAAGAAGCTAAAATAGAAATGATACAAGAAGTACAACAAGCTTCTAAACTTACCGTAGATGCAGAAACAACTGCTTTACTTGAAGCAGAATATGCACTTCAAAAATCAAAAATTGAAAATTTATCTTCAGATTATAAACTAGTTTGGGCAAGTTTTAAATTGGATGATGGCAAATTTTTTGGAACAATTAATTGTTTTAATAATAATGCGCCACATGTTCATGATTTTAAACCAACAGTGTAGTTTTTTTTAGTATATTATAGATGTAAGATCTATGATTAAAAAAGAAAACATATCAATACTTTTGATCCTTTGTTTAGGAGTAATGTGCTTTATCTTAATTCTAAGAGAGCCAAAACAAGTATATCCTGTAAGTAAGCAAAAGACTATTGTAAAAAGAATTGAAGGCAAGGAGACTGTGATAAAAGAGCAAGGTAAACTGATTGATAACAGTAAAAAAATTATTGCTGAACTTAATCATGGTCTTTTTGATTTACAGGCACAACTAGAAGAAGTAAAGAAAGCTAGAGACACGTTTAAAATCATTCAAATCCAAGATACTATGATTCATGTTCTTTACCAAAGAGATAAAGAAAAAAATGCAATCATAGCTGCACAGGATACCACCATAGTAGCCCAGAGGTACATTATAAACTCTCAGGATACTATTATCACATCTCAAGCCTTTGACATTAAGAAACTAAAAAAGCAAAGAAATATTTCAATGCTACTTAACGGATTATTAATCACAGGAATAATAATAAAATGAAAACTAAACTCATAACATCCGCCCTAGCTTTGATTGCCTTTTTTGCTCCCATAGAACTGCTCATAATTATTTTGATGGGTATTATTTTTGTTGACACAATTGTCAAGCTTATCTCCCTAAAGATAATTGCTAATAGAAACAATAGACCTTATAGAGATGTTTTTAAATCAAGAATGTTGCGCCTGGGTTATATTTACAAAACAGCCGGTTATCTGTTTGTAGCATTGCCCTTGTTTCCATTAGATTATTATGGCTTGACTCCATTTATATACAAGCTAATAGACTTCTTTGGATACGGTAGTATTGATCTTAGCAAAGCAATACTTACTAATGCTTTATTAATGATTTTTTGCTTAATGGAAATATCTTCAATCAATGAAAACTGGTTTGACATTACAGGAAACAATATTTTAAAAGCAGTTTGGACAACAGTTAAGTCAATTAGAAAAGGAATTGAAACAGCAGCTGCTTTGTATAAAGATGCTAAAAAATAAACCAGATGTTAACAACAGCACAAACAATAGCGAAATTTGGCCAGCCTAATGAAAAGGGTACATACCTTGTAACAATCAACTTGCCGTATGCAATGCGTATTGCATGGGATACTAAAACTACAGTTACAAAGATGCGTTGTCACAAGGATGTTGCAGATGCCTTTTCTGCGGTGTTTAAAGACCTTTTAGCGCACTACGGGTATGAGAAGATAGTAGAGCTTGGAATAGACCTTTACGGAGGCTGTTTTAACTTTAGGAAGATGCGCGGTGGTTCATCATGGAGTAAACATTCTTGGGGTATTGCTATTGACTTAGATCCGGCAAGAAATACTTTAAAAGAGACTAGCAAAACTGCTAGATTTGCCCGTCCAGAGTATAAAGCAATGATTGACATCTTTTACAAGCATGGTTTTATTAGCCTTGGTCGTGAGAAGAATTTTGATTGGATGCACTTTGAGTATGCCAAATTAAAGTAATATTGCAGCATGGCCAGAAATTCATTAGCAGGTAAATCCACAGGTACAAGTAAGTCAGCAAAATACTTTGCTGCTAATCCAGAAGCGCGCAAAAAAAAGAATGCATACAATAAGGAATATCATTCTAGTCCTTCACGTGTAAACTACAGAGAAGAATTAAATGCAGCAAACCGCAAATCCGGAACCTATGGTAATAAGGATGGTAAAGATAAATCTCATACTAAATCTGGAAAGTTAGTAAGTGAAAAGGCTTCTACAAACCGTGCTAGAAATGGCAGAGGTGGTAAACCTAAAAGAAAGTAACGCACCCTTTTGAATTTTATTTCATTAGCTAAGGCCCTCAGATAGAGGGCTTTTTTATTTAAACATTTATTAGTTAAACATTTTTTGTTACATTTGACCATTAAATAAAAAATGTTATGTCAGAACAAACCAACCAAGAGTACACAGCTGAAGAACTAAGAGTAATGCGTGATCAAACTCTAAAGTTTTACCAGGAGCAAGCTAAAGTTTTAAAAGCTGAATGTGAAGTTCAAGAACTTAGAGCTAGGATCAATAAAGCAAAATTTGAGTCTATGGAAAGCACATTTAAGATGATGCAGCTCAACATGGCTTTTAAAGAAGTAGATGAAGAGGAAGACAAAGATTCTCCTAAAGCCGAATCAGAATTAAAACCTGAATAGTTATGGCTAAGGCATTAGTAGTAAATAAACAAGTGCCGTTATCTTTATTTGATGTGATTAAGTTTCAGATCAATATGCATTGTTTTACAAACAAGATACGGTTAAGCCCTGCGCAATTAGATTGCTTAGCGCTACTTGGTATGTATGGAGACATGAATATGTCAGACTTTTGTGAACAGGTTGTTTCTAATGAGATTTTTGGTAATGTTCAAACTACCAGAAACTTTATTACCAAAAGTGTAAAAGAACAGTTGGTCACAAGAAGTGGAATGGGGAATAAAGTAGTTTCTTTAAATAAAGATTTGAACATCTTGACTGAAGGAACAATTTTACTTAACTTAAAAGTGTATCACGTTGAGACCAACCAAAGCTAAAGAGCTAATTAAAAAAACAGCTTTAGAACTTAATTTAAGTGAAGAGTTAGTTAAGGATGTAGTAGATTTTTATTATGAGATAGTAAAAGCTAAAATAGAAAATCTAGAAGATCCTACAATATTTCTTCATGGGTTAGGTACACTTAGACTCAGCCGGAGAAAACTGCACCGGGATATAGATGGTTTAAAAAAACTACTGGCTAGTAATAACCAGGAAGATTTTAAAAAGGTTGTCAAGTATAATTTGTCAAAAGCTTTGTTAGATAAAAAAATCAAAGCTCTTGAAATATGTGATATGTATTACAAAGAAGTATATGAAAAGCGTAATAGAAATCTGGAAGCATAAAGGTGAGATCCTTGAGGGAATTAAAAACAATGTTTTTAAAACTGAGCATGTTGAAGAAATTGCAATGAGCAGATTTGATATTTGCCAAAAATGTGACAAATTAGATGTTGAAGGAACAGAATGTTTGGTTCCAGGAACTCACCCTTGTTGTGGAGAATGCGGATGCAGCATGAAGTTAAAGCTTCGGTCATTAGGTGCAGACTGTCCTTTAGGAAAATGGGATGCTGTATTAACACATGAAGAAAATTATTTATTACAACAAAATTTAAAAAAAGAAGACAATGAGTGATGCAAGAAAAATAAATGTTCACAATCAAAATTTGTTTGGGGGGCATACGGGAAATGCAAGCCATCCTGGCAATATAGGTGCTTTAGGTAGTACAACTCCTTTAGGAACCATAGGTCCTGCAGGAATAAGACCTGTAATGTCTTGGGGAGGTTATGTTGAAACTGTAGCTGATTTATTAGCTGCAGGAATTATTACATCTGAAAACTATTTTAAAGTAAAGGCATTAATGCAATCTCCAGATTCAGAAGTACGTCAACTTGGTTTAAAATTTATAGAAGGAAAATCTAAACTGGAAATATGAGTGTAAAATTTTATGCAGATGATCATAAGTACATAAGTATTGATGAACGTGAGCCAATTGATTGGATTAGTGTAACTAGACTTATACATTTTTTTAAAGAGCCTTTTGATACAGTTAAAATGGCAGAAGCCTGTTCTAAAGGCAAGAATCCTAAGTATAACAAAATGAAGCCGGCTGATATTATTGCTTTATGGGCTTCAGAAAACAAAAGAGCGGTTAACTTAGGTTCTTGGTATCATGATCAAAGAGAAAGAGATTTACTTGCATGCAATACCATTACACGTGAAGGAAGAGAACTAACTATTGTAAATCCATTAATGGATGGAATGGTGAAATTAGCACCAGATCAACAACTTGTAGAAGGAATTTATCCAGAGCATTTAGTTTATCTTAAATCAGTTGGTATTTGTGGACAAGCTGACCGAATTGAAATTGTAAATGACAGAATTGATGTTTATGATTACAAGACCAATAAAGAAATCAAGATGGAAAGTTTTGTTGGAAAAAACGGCAAGTCTAAAAAACTATTAGGTCCTTTGGCTCATCTTGATGAATGTAATTACAATGAATACGCTTTACAGTTAAGTACTTACATGTATATTATTCAGAAGCACAATTTCAATTTAACACCCGGTAAAATTCAGTTAGACCATGTAGAATTTGAAATTGACTACTTAGATGCTAATGGTTATCCTGTTGTTGCACATGATGCAAAAGGAGATCCTATGGTAAAAAAAGTTATTCCTTATGAGCTACCTTATATGAAAAAGGAAGTCATTGCAATGTTTAAATATGTTCAAGAAAACAGAGAAAAAATATTAAATCATGGCCATTAAATTATTTGACTTGCAAGGTAATGCAGTTATTCCAACCGAACATTGCCACACAATACCTTTCCTAAAGCGCCTGATGGATGAATATCCAGAGA